TGGTAACCATACTAATAATACTAATAGAATACAATGGTCAGGTATAAATGATATAGCTACTTGGCAAGGTAAACAAGCAGACTTCCAAGATTTACCAGGTTCTGGTGGACAAATAGTACATATAACATCTGGTGAGATAGGATATGTATTTAGACAAAATCAAATTATACGTATGGACTTTGTTGGTGGATCAGTAGTATTTAGACTATCAGTTATATCACCAAACAGAGGTGCAGTATATGGACAAACAGTATGTCAAGATAATAGAAATGTATTCTTTTATTCTGATGATGGATTCTATCAACTAAGTGGTGATAATATATCACCTATTGGTGCAGAAAAAGTAAATAGATTTTTTGATCTTGATCTTAACAAAGCATATACAGATAGAATTAAAGCAGCTACAGACCCATTTAATCAATTAGCTATGTGGGCATATCCAAGTAAAGCTAATACAGGTGCATCAGGTTTATGTGATAGAATTATTATATATAACTATGCAACTAAAAAATGGTCATTAGCAGAAGCTCAAACAAGTGTAATATTTCCACAATTTGTAGGAGCTTTTACAGTTGAGTTAATGGATATTATATCTGAAAACTTAGAAGATATTAATGCTGCATTAGATACAGACTTTTGGAATGGTGGTCAAATGTTCTTAGGAGCTATAGATCAAAACTTCAAAGCAGCTATATTTTCAGGTAATTCTAATGAATGTGAAATAGAAACAGCAGAATTAGAACCTTTTCCTGGACAAAGAGCTAATATAACAGGAGTAAGACCTATTGTAGATGCTATATCTACATTAACAGTTAAGACTAAAGAAAGAATAGCAGATGATGAAACAGCATCTGTATCTGTTAGTCAAAACTCTAGTGGATTGAATCCTGTAAGAAAATCTGGTAGATACATTAGAGCTAATGTTAAAATACCAGCAGGAACAAACTTTACACACGCACAAGGGGTTGATTTTATAGCAGCTAAAGCAGGTATACGATGAGTGATAATAATGATATAGATAATGTAAGATATTCTTTTGAATCACAAGAATTTTTTCAAAGACAATTAGAACAAAGTGTGAACGAATTAATTAATAAACATAATACAGAAAGCGACAAAGCATTTGCTTGGTTTATGGCATAGGAGAATAAATGGCAGGAATAAAAGATTACAGTTCAACAGCAGCAAATAACAGCTCAGTAGGAGGAGTTAGTATTGCAGAAGGTATGTTGCCTTCAAATATTAACAATGCCTTTAGAGCTATTACTGCTGATATAAGAGAGTTTTATAATGACTCTCAATGGGTAATTTATGGTGATGGTGATGGTGCACATACATTTGCATATGCAAGTGCTACATCATTTACAATAGCAGGAGCTAATGTTACTTCTGTTTATCATGCTAATAGAAGAATTAAAGCTGTTGGATCTTCAACAGGAACAATAGTTGGAACTATATCTAGTTCATCATTTTCAACAAATACAACTGTAAATGTTACTTGGGATTCAGGTTCATTACAAAGTGAAACTTTAGTAATATATCTTGCAGCATTATCTCAAACAAATAATTCAATACCATTAGATGTAATAGATTCTGGTAATCTTAAATCAAATGCAGTTACAACAGCTAAAATAACTAATGCAGCTGTTACTGGAGATAAATTAGCAAGTACATTAGATATATCTGGTAAAACAGTTACACTACCAGATGGATCAGTAGCAACTGCTAAACTTGCAGCTGACGCTGTTATTACTTCTAAAATTACAGACGCTAATGTAACTACTGCTAAGATAGCAGATTCTAATGTTACAACTGCAAAAATTGCAGATGATGCAGTTACTGCTGCTAAAATAGCAGATGCAGTATTAGTTACAAACTCAGAACATTCTGGTCACTCAGTTAGTGATACTACATTATTTACTACATCAGCTTCTGATGCTAGATACTTTAGACAAGATTCAACAGAAACAATATCATCAGGTGATACTTGGTCATCAGGAGATACAAAGATTGCAACAACAGGAGCAATCAATGCTAGAATAGTAGATCTTATAGATGATGTTGGTGGATTTGTACCAATAGATAATGAAACATCTTTTCCAGCAACTAATCCAGGAGCTGGAGTTTTAGTTAGTATTCAAGCTATTGGAAGTACTAGAACACCATCTACAGGAACTGTAACTATATCTAATGGTCAAGGATCAAATACAGTTACAATTAATAATTGTGGAACTACAGTTTTAACAGCAGGATTTGGTGCTATTGTAGAAGCAACATCTACTTTAAACACTTATGATTTTCACAGATTACAACCTAAAGCAACAGAAGTTTCTACAGTTGCTACAAATATAACTAACGTAAATACAGTTGCTACAAACATATCAAATGTAAACTCAGTAGCATCTAACGCAACAAACATTAATACAACTGCAACAAACATTACAGATGTAAATACATTTGCTAATAGATACAGAATAGCATCATCAGCACCTACGAGTTCGTTAGATGTGGGTGATCTATATTTCGACACTACTGCTAATGAATTAAAAGTTTACAAGTCATCTGGTTGGGCAGCTGCAGGTTCTAGTGTTAATGGAACTTCTGAAAGATTTACATATACAGCATCTGGTGGACAAACAACTTTTACTGGAAATGATTTAAATTCTAATAATTTAACTTATGATTCTCCATTTATAGATGTATATCTTAATGGTGTAAAATTAGTTAATGGTACAGATTGTACAGTAACATCAGGTAGTTCTGTTGTACTAGCTTCTGGTGCTACAGCAGGTGATACGTTAGATTTAGTAACATATGGAACATTTAATGTTGCAGCTATTAACGCAGCAAACATTACATCAGGAACACTTAACAATGCACGTTTACCTAGCACAATATCTGATAAAACAATACAAGCTACAGCACTTACAGCTAAAGGAGATGGATCTTCTGCTGATGGTAAAATTACTTTAAATTGTTCACAAAATTCACATGGAGTTTCAATATCTGCACCTGCACATTCAGCAGGGCAGTCTTATAATCTTATACTCCCTACTTCAGTTGGTACAAATGGACAGGTTTTAGCTACAGCAGGTTCAAACACAAATCAATTAACTTGGGTTACTGCAACAGAAACAAAACCTACTGTTGCAAATGTATCACAAACTATTGCACCTGCAACAGCTACAACTATAAATATTACTGGAACTAATTTTTCAAATATTCCACAAGTAGAATTTATTAATTCATCAACAGGAGCTATGACATTAGCTAATACTGTTAGTTTAACTAACGCAACTACGTTATCAGTTAATGCTACTTTAGCTTCTGGAACTTATTATGTTAGAATAGAACTTGATGATGGTAATGCAGGAAGATCTGCAAATGCTATTATAACAGCATCTACAGCTCCAACATTCAGTACAGGAGCAGGATCATTAGGAACTATAGCTGGTAATTTTTCAGGAACAGTTGCAACAGTTGCTGGATCATCTGATAGTACAATAGCATTTTCTGAAGTAACATCTGTTTTGACAGCTTCAGGACAAGCAAACTGCACACTTAATAGTGCAACAGGTGTAATTACAACATCAGATTTTGGTGGAACATCAACTACACCAACAACATACAATTTTACATTAAGAATAACAGACGCTGAAGGACAAACAGTAGATAGAGCATTTAGCTTAACATCTAGCTTCGGTGCAACAGGTGGAGGACAATTTAACTAATGGCTACAACAAGATTAAAACGAACACCAAGTTCAACAGGAACAAGAACTAAATTTACTTATAGTGCTTGGATTAAAAGAAGTAGTAATGGTTATCACCCATTAATGTCAGCTTGGAGTGCTAATACAGATGCAGGTTATTTATCTTTAAGATTTGGAACTAATGGAAAACTTGATTGTACTGGTTGGGCTACACAATGGTTTGAAACAACACAAGTCTTTAGAGATGTGTCTGCTTGGTATCATATTGTATTGTCAGTAGATAGCACATTAGCTACTGCAGGAGATAGAATGAAATTATATGTCAATGGTACAGAAGTTTCTAATTGGGATACTAAAAATAATCCAAGTCAAAACCAAG